TGTGACCATGGTTTTAATCTCCGATAAATAAACAATGAATACTAACACTCTTATTTATGTGCTCATATAACTCATAAAAAACAATGGCAGACGTAACTGGCTCAATAGGCAACGAATACGTAGAACTGAATAACGCGGCAACAGAAGCTACGTTAAAACTTCTACTTGCCGCCGTCACAGGCGGAAACGCCAAAGCGAATATCAACAGCATTGGTACTAAGGCAGGTATAGATCCGGCCACAGTGGCCAAAGTCAACGACGGTCTTAAAAATTCAGCCGTAGCTGGTGAAAAAAGTGCAGGAGCATTTAATAAAGTTGCAGCGGGTGGTACTAGTGCAGCACAAGGACTTGATAGATTAAGTACTTCTCTATCACCATTAATTGATAAACTTTTAGCGGGTACAGCACAGGCCAGCGATGCGTTTGGTGCATTAGAAAGACTTCCAGGCGTACTTGGTGTAGTTATGGGACTATTTGGTAAAGTAGCTACATATCAACAAGATAACGTAAAAACGTATCAGCAGATAACACAAGTAGGTGCAAATTTTGGAGGCAGCCTTACTGACCTTAGACAAGCGGCACTGAACACCTACATGAGTCTAACTGAGTTTGGAACGTTTGTAAAATCAAACGGAGAAGCACTTGCAAGAATGGGCGGAAGTGTTGATGGCGGCACTCGAGCATTTGTACGGCTAAGCAAAGATTTAATTAGCAGTGAAATAGGTACAAATCTTATGGCGCTAGGATACAGTACTGAGCAAATTAACAGTACTATGGCAACCTACATTGCAAGCACCGGTGGTAGAACTCGTCAAGAAATGCAGAATACACAGGCGCTTGCTGCCTCTACTGCTGCGTATATGACTGAGCTAGATGCATTAACTCAGTTTACAGGCGTAAGTAAAGACAAACTTGCAGAAGAAGGTAAAAAGGCAGCACAAAACGAAGCATTCCAACGTAAACTTTCTACAATGGACGAAGCTGAACGTGCAAAAACTAAAGCAGCATATGACAAAGCAGCAGCCAGCGGTATTGCTGGTGCAACTGATTTAGTAATGTCAACTGCATTAGGACTTCCACCTGTTACAAAAGCAGCTCAAACTTTACAAGGTGTAGCCCCTGGAGTAGCAGCAGGTTTTAACGCAATGACAAAAACTGCCATGGATCAAACCAAGACCATGAAAGATGTTAACTCAGAATACGGAAAAACACTGTTAGCAGGCAAGGCAGCAAGTCAGCAATTTGGTCAAACAGGTGATGCTATTGCAACCATGGGCGGAGAATACGGTCAGGTAATGAATGGACTTATCGGTGCTGAAAACAAGTTACGGACACAAGGTATTGCTGACGAAAAAGATTATGACAAGCGTCAAGAAGAAATAAGACTAAACAGAATAAAACAGGAGAAGTCTCAAGCAGCAGTAATGGCTGAAACTGATAAAGCCTTTAAAGAAATAGGGCAATCAACTAACGATTTATTAAGTCCTGCTATTAAATGGGCTACAGAAATGATAGCAACTATGTCTAAAGGACTAGCATTTCTTATAACAGGCTTTACTGAATTAAATTTAGGTGCAAAATTATTAGTTGCAGGTATTGCAGCTTTAGTATTATGGAAAAGCAAAGAACTAATAGCAGAAAAACTGGCAATGGCCAAAGATAAAGCATCAGATGCAATTTCAAAAGCTAAAGGAATGGTTCCTGGCAGTTCACCTGCAACTGCATTGTGGGTTAGAATAGTTGGTAAAGGAATGGTTGGCGCTGCCGCCGGCGCTGAAGATATACTAGACAAGAAAGATAAAAATAAACCAGACACTACTAAACCAAGCACTGAGGGCGGCGGCAAGGCAAGTAAACTAGGTAAACTAGCCAATGCAGCTAAAGGCGGTATTGGTAGTCTAGCAGGCGGACTGGTATTAGATTATGCGGCAGACAAAGCCCGAGAAAGCGGAAACGAAAAAACTGCCGCAGGACTCGATATAGGTAGCTCTGCACTATCCGGTGCTGGTATGGGTGCAATGATGGGCAGTATTGTTCCTGGAGTAGGTACAGTAATTGGCGGCGCAGTAGGCGGATTAGTTGGCGGCGCTTATGGTGCTTATCAAAATTGGGGCGGTCTAACTGGTAAAAAACCCATGGCTGATGGTGGTATTGTTGATAGTCCAACAAATGCACTTGTTGGTGAAGCTGGCCCGGAGATAGTCTCGCCGATCAAATACTTTGAAAATTTACAGACCGAGCTAGTAACGTTAAATAAACAAACAGTAGAAATGCTGAGATTTCTGAAAGAAACCGCAGAACAAACTAGAAATACTGCGGAAGCTACCAAAGGGTTAAGCGGAGATCTTTTTAAATTTTAAAGTAAAATAATATGGCTGGCTGGAAAAAATACTTCACATTAGTTGACACATCGGGTGCAATGAGTCCGGTTAACGGTTCTGTTAACTCAGATAATCGTGCCAATCCTACGCATCGAAATTATTCTAGCTATTTGCCAGATGTATATTCTGGACATCCAAATCGTTTAGAACGGTACGGGCAGTACGATACTATGGATGCGGACAGCGAAGTTAATGCCGCATTAGACATTCTTGCAGAATTTTGCAGCCAGTTAAATGAAGAAAACGGAACACCATTTCGTGTTTTCTTCAAAGAACAAGCTACACCTACAGAAGTAAAAATTATTAGAAAGTTCATGCAACAATGGACTAAGCTGAATAAATTTGAGAAACGAATCTTTAAAGTTGTTCGCAATGTATTCAAATACGGAGATGTTTTCTTTGTAAGAGATCCTGAAACGCAGTCTTGGATGTACGTAGATCCGCAGAAGGTTGATCGCATTATCGTTAATGAAAGCGAAGGAAAGAAACCTGAACAATACGTTATACGTGATTTTAATCCTAACTTTGAAACACTTGCAACTACTGCTATTAGCCCCAGTAATACAACTGGTGGCGGCAGTCAATACGGCAGTAGTTTTGCTCCAGGCCAAGGCGGCGCAGGCGGCTCACGTGGCATGACAGGTGCATTCCCTACAAATTTAAATGGAAATAGATTTTCTAAAACAGAAAATCAATATAACATTGATGCTAAACATGTTATACATATTAGTCTAAGCGAAGGATTAGACAACAATTTTCCGTTTGGCACTAGCTTACTAGAAAGCATTTTCAAAGTTTACAAGCAGAAAGAACTGCTTGAAGATGCTATCATTATCTATCGTATACAACGTGCTCCAGAACGTAGGGTATTTTATATTGACGTTGGTAACATGCCAAGTCACTTGGCCATGAGTTTTGTTGAGCGTGTGAAAAATGAAGTAAATCAACGTAGAATTCCAAGTGTAACAGGTGGTGGACAAACTGTAATTGATTCTGGATATAACCCTTTAAGCATTAACGAAGATTATTTTTTCCCACAGACAGCAGAAGGCCGCGGCAGTAAAGTTGAAGTGTTACCCGGCGGCACTAACCTAGGAGAAATCGATGATCTTAAGTATTTTACTAATAAGTTGTTTAGGGCTTTACGCATTCCTAGCAGTTATCTACCTACTGGTTCCGACGACGGAGGATCTAACTTCAATGATGGTAGAGTTGGAACAGCCTACATTCAAGAACTTAGATTTAACAAGTACTGCGAACGACTACAGAGTTTAATGAACGAACAATTTGATACAGAATTTAAACTGTATCTGCATAATAAAGGCATTAATGTAGATAGTAATATATTTGATGTTAAATTTAGCCCCCCACAAAATTTTGCCAGTTACCGTCAAACTGAAATGGATACTGCTCGCGTTAGTACATACACTAGTCTAGCTGAAGTTACACACCTAAGTAAACGCTTTGCATTAAAACGCTTCTTAGGTCTAAGTGCAGAAGAAATGGCAGAAAACGAAACTATGTGGAAAGAAGAAAATGTAGATGAAGACGTTTCATTAACTGCTAATGCTGAACTCCGAAGTGTTGGAATTACTGCTAACGGCATGGGATCTGACATGAGCGCTATTGGTGGAGCAACAGCGGCACCATTACCCGGAGAAGATGGAACGGGCGCAGCACCAGAAGCCGGCGCCCCTGCAACTCCACCTCCTGCATAAATACTGACATGTTTTTAAGAGAATTCATTTATTTTAACAAGGACCAGGCAGATATGTCTGACGATAATCGCTATGACTCAGACAATGATACTAGCGTTTTAAAGTCCAAAGATCTTAGGAAGACTAGATTAACTCTACGTATGTTGAATGATTTGCGTAAAGCAAGTGATGCAAGAGAAGTTGAAACACGAGAAAATTTAGCTTTAGTTAGAAAAATGTATGCTCCACCTCCGGCAGCAGACGCTCCTATGTAAACATATAGTTTAATATTTTTTGTAAAAAATTAAATATTTTAGACAAAATTATATTGAATTATGCCCTCTTCGGTCAAAAACTGACGCTTTTTGGCCTATTTCGTACACCTTTATCAAATAGTGTTTAAATAACAACACAGCCTTGCCGCGAAACTAATATAGGAGATAAACGCATGTCTACAAAGTTTGAACAACTATTAGACTTAATCGTCAATGAAGAAATGGATAAAGCTAATGAGCTATTCCATGAAATCGTTGTTGAAAAGTCAAGAGATATCTATGAGAATTTAATTGCTGAAGAAGCAGAAGAAGAAGAAGAAATGGACGAAGCAGCCGACGAATCCGATGAAGAAGAAATGGACGAATCCGCTGAAGAAGACGAAGAAGAAATGGACGAGTCCGCTGATGAAGAAGCAGATGAATCTATTGATCTTGAAGACAGTTACAGCATGGAAGCCGACGACGAAGAAGGCGACATGGGCGGAGACGCCGCAGACGAATTTGGCGCAGATGTTGGCATGGACGACATGGGTGATGCCGGAGCCGAAGGTGGTGAAGACAAAGCTATTTTTGACATCAAGAACGCTATTGCAGAACTAGAAGCAGCATTTGCTGACCTAGAAGCTGCTCAAGGTGGCGAGATGGGTGGCGATGAATTTGATGACGAAGAAGGTGAAATGGACGACATGGGCGGAGAAGAGCCTATGAAGATGGGATTTCAAGAAGGTCGTCGTATGACACGTGAATACACCGAAACAGTTGGAACAAACTGGGATAAAGGTAGCACACAAAAAGCTCAAGGCCAATACGCAGGTGCTGGTACAGGCGATAAAGAAGGTGCTCCGGTAGAAGGTCGTAGTCCAGTTAGCAGTGGTTCTGGTAAGCCAACAAGTGGTGCAACAGCAAAAAATCTTGCACAAAGCCACACAGAAGGCGGAACTGACAAGGGCACAAGCCCTGGTAAAGTAAACAAAGGTATTAATCCTGAATCCGGTGAAAAATTTGCCAAAGGTATCCACAACGTTGACGGTATGAAGTCTGGCGTTAAGACACTGAGCAAAGTTGCTGGCGGTCATGGTGCCGAGAAGAAGGGCGCAGGTCCAGGACCAGTAGGTTCAGGTACAGGCGACAAAGCTGGTCAAACCAGTATTGCCAAGATCCCTACGTTTCTTAAGAAACTATAATTAGAGAACCTGGATGAAACATTCATATCTAAGAGAGCACCTAAGTTTTGATCAGTCTGGCATCGTTTTAGAGTCAGATGATAAGGATGGAAAGAATCTTCACTTGAAGGGCATTGCCATTCAAGGTGGTATTCGCAACGCTAATCAACGTGTCTACCCTGTAGACGAAATTGAACGTGCTGTGAAAACACTTAATGATCAGATTCAGAATGGTTACTCTGTCTTAGGTGAAGTTGATCACCCAGATGATCTTAAAGTAAATTTGGACCGAGTAAGCCACATGATTACAAACATGTGGATGGAAGGTCCTAACGGTTACGGTAAGTTTAAAATCTTACCAACACCAATGGGCAACTTAATTAGAACTATGCTCGAAGCCGGTGTGAAACTTGGCGTCAGCTCACGTGGCAGCGGTAACGTTGATGACATGAGCGGTAAAGTATCAGACTTCGAAATCATTACTGTTGATATAGTTGCACAGCCTAGCGCCCCTGGAGCGTATCCTACACCGGTTTATGAGCACCTAATGAATGCTCGTGGTGGATTAAACGCATTTAGAGTTGCTACAGAAGTAAAAGAAGATCCAAAGGCCCAGAAATATTTGAAGGAATCACTCCTACAAATTATTAAAGGTCTAAAATAAGCCCGAGGAGAAATAAATGTTGGACGCATTCAAACAATTAGTAGAGTCAGGAGTAATGTCGGAAGAAGTTAAATCCGCCGTTGAGACTGCCTTCACTACAAAAATTCAAGAGAATCGCGACCAAGTTACCGCTGAACTTCGAGAAGAATTTGCACAAAAATACAGCCATGACAAAACAGTTATGGTTGAAGCAATCGACAAGATGTTAAGCGAACGATTGGCCGCAGAAATGGCCGAATTGTATAATGACAAAAAAGCTCTAGCAGAAGCAAAACTAGCATATCAACAAAAGATTGCTGGCGATGCTAAGAAACTAGAAGGATTTGTTATGAAGCAATTAGGCAAAGAATTAGTCGAGTTCCAAGGAGACCGTAAGAAAGTTTCTGAGAATTTTGGTAAGCTAGAGCAATTTGTAGTACATGCTCTTGCAAAAGAAATCAATGAATTTGCAGTTGACAAGAAGGATCTAGCTGAAACAAAAGTTAAGTTAGTTCGTGAAGCCAAAGCCAAATTTAACGATATTAGACAAGCCTTTATTAAACAAAGTGCTAAAGTAGTTGAAAACGCAGTTACTAAAACATTAACATCTGAAATCAAGCAATTGAAAGAAGACGTTGATAGTGCTCGCAACAATGATTTTGGTCGTCGTTTATATGAAGCGTTTGCACAAGAATATGCAGGTTCCTTTTTAAATGAGAAATCCGAGACAAGTAAATTGTTAAAGATTATCGCTAAGAAAGATCAAGAGCTAGCAGAATCTAAACAAGCTATTGCAGAAAAAGCAAATCTAGTAGAATCTACACAACGCGAAATTCGTGTTACTAAAGATCTAATGGAACGCAAAACTGTTATGGCTGAATTAGTATCGCCACTTAGTGGTGAAAAGAGAGTGGTAATGCAAGAATTGTTAGAGTCTGTGCAAACAGCAAAACTACATTCGGCATTCGACAAATACCTACCCTCGGTAATGGACGGTGCAAAGCCTGTAGCTAAAAAAGCTATGTTGGCTGAGAGTTCTTCTGTTACTGGAAATCGTGAAAGCAAGCCAGAGGTAGGCTTAGACAATATTGTAGACATTCGCAAGTTAGCGGGTCTTACAAAATAATATTCAAGGAGACATAAATGTCACAACTATTAAATGAAAGATGGTCAGAGACCAAAGAAGCTCTGCTTGAAGGCCTATCCGGTACCCGTAAGTCTTCTATGGCAGTATGCTTAGAAAATACACGCCGCCACTTGGCTGAGAGCGCAACTGCTGGTGCAACATCCGCTGGTAACGTAGCAACACTTAACCGTGTTATTCTACCTGTTATCCGTCGTGTTATGCCTACAGTTATTGCTAACGAAATCATTGGCGTTCAGCCAATGACTGGACCTGTTGCACAGATCCACACTTTACGTGTTCGTTATGCTGACGGTGTTGGTTCTGGAGATGTTGTAACAGCAGGTGAAGAGGCTCTAAGCCCATTCAAAATTGCTGCTGCTTACTCTGGTAACAACAATGCTACAGCTGGTGCAGCTACAACTGCTGCTCTAGAAGGCACACCAGGCAAGCGTATGAGCATTCAGATCTTGAAGACTCCAGTCGAAGCTAAGTCTCGTAAACTAAGCGCTCGTTGGACATTCGAGGCTGCACAAGATGCACAAGCCCAACAAGGCATTGACATCGAAGCAGAAATCATGGCTGCACTAGCACAAGAAATCACAGCTGAAATCGATCAAGAGATCCTAGCTTCTTTACGTAGCTTGGCTTCTGTTGAAGAAACATATGACCAGTCATTAGTTTCTGGTACAGCTACATTCGTTGGTGATGAGCACGCCGCTCTAGCCATTCAGATCAACCGCGTAAGCAACTTGATCGCCCAACGTACACGTCGTGGCGCAGGTAACTGGGCTGTTGTTTCTAACCAAGCATTGACAATTCTACAATCTGCTACTACTAGCGCTTTTGCTCGTACAACAGAAGGTACATTCGAAGCACCTACAAACACTAAGTTTGTTGGTACATTGAATGGCGCTATGAGAATTTATGTTGACGCTTATATGAGCGACACAACTGATGCTAACCAAGTTCTTATTGGTTACAAAGGTACTAGCGAAGCAGATGCTGCTGCGTTCTATTGCCCTTACATTCCGTTGATGAGTTCTGGTGTTGTTCTTGATCCAGCAACATTCGAGCCAGTAGTTGGCTTCCTAACACGTTACGGTTACGTTGAGTTGAACAATACTGCTTCTTCTCTAGGTAATGCTGCTGACTACTTAGGTAAAGTTGCTATCACTAGCGCAAACGTAAGCTTCAAGTAATCCGTTACTTGTGTTTTACACAAACAAAAACGCCCTCCGGGGCGTTTTTTGTTAAATAAAGAGTCTAGACTATTATGCTGTACCATCAGCGTAGACCTAGAACGTCATTATATTTTAAGGAGAAACAAAATGGGACGTCCAATTAAAAAGAAATTCTTCGGCAGTTTAACAACTCCGTATCAAAACCAAGCAACTGGTGGCCGCACTGGTGTTGGTGCAGAAGGCATTGCATCTATTGCTGTTGCTAACACATTAACCAATGCTGGTTACAGTACAAGTACCGCAGTTACATGGGTAGCAAGTGCTCCTCAAACAGCTGGTGGTATTCCTGCATCTGGTACTGCAACAGTATTATATGTTCCAGGTTTGGCAAACGCAGGCATGGCGCAACCAGGCCGAATTACAGCATTAACAGTTACTGACGCTGGTACAGGTTATTCATCAACTGCTTCAGTTACATTGACATTTAGTCCAGTTCGAGTTGCAGGTACAGCTACTACTTTTGCCGCAGTATTAAGCACAGGTAGACAAAATGCCATTGCATTTATTTCTTACCTAACAACAGGTACTAGTGCTGTTGCAGCTGGCGACATTTTAAAACAAGAAGCCAGCAAGCGTTATCTAGTTCAAAATGCACAAGGTCAAGGCCAGTGCAAACTAGTAGCGGCCGCTACTCTAGCAGCAGGTGAAATGAACATCATTGCTACTGATGCTAACGGCAGCACTTACTTTGTTAAGAAACTAACAGCTCGTAAAGCAGTTGTTGCACAATCTACAATGAGTACTGCATTCTTAGTAGGTGACGGTGTATCTACAGGATGGACTTTAGATGCAGCATCTGGTACTATTGTTAGTATTACAGACACTATCTAACATATATTAATGTTAAACAATAGGGGGCTTGTCCCCCTATTCTCTTATCTAGGTAAATAATGGTATGACTACTAATTGGGCCTTACCTAGAACAATATCACAATATGCAGAGCCAGGCGGAGAAGATGGACATGTGACTTGGTTAGAGGTTGATAACTTTAATAGTCTTAAAGCATTTGATGGAAAATCTGTACGTACTACTCGTGACCTAATACATATTGCTAGAGAACCTAGACACGATTATAAAGAAAAAACGTATTATTTAAAAATTACAAATTTTAATTTTGTAAATTTACCAGAAACTGTAAATGGAATTGAATTAAAAATTTCAATGAATAGGTCAGGAAGAATTACAGACGAAACTATTCAACTATGTAAAAATGATGTAATTATAGGTGATAATCATGCATCCTTAACTTTAGATCTTATAAAAATTTATGGTAGCGAAACAGATATGTGGGGAACAAATTTAACTATGCAAGATATTCAAGATCCGTCATTTGGTATTGTAATAAGATTTCAAAGCCATCCAAATTGGCCTCATAAAAACTCTCCTTTAGTAGACTCAGTCGAACTAAGGATTCATTAAACAAATAAATACACTGAGGATCAAACATGGCAACTACTTATTATTCTACTTCACCAGATAACCGCACATCGAGCGGAACTGTCCAAACTAATGTTGTAAACGTTCCAGACGACTATTTTTTAAATGTTAGAAACGGGAAAGTAAACGTTAAATCTGGTGATGATATCAGTATTGAAGCAGGCGCAACTGCTGAAATTCGAGCAGGCGCAAGAGCTATCATCGAAGCAGTATCCGAAGTTACCATTGAATCAATTACCAGTAACGTTAAAGTAGACGCACCTGGAAATATTACATTAACAGCAGGAGCAAAAGTAGTATCAGATGCTCCTGACACAGAAATTTTAGGTAACACACAACTAGGTGACGATGTAGAAGGTGATGAAGTTGATTTTCAATCAAAAGTAAAAAGTGACATCCTTCCTAAAAGTACTACATACAACATAGGTAACGACACAAATATTTGGAATAAATCTTACTTCCAAGAAGGCGAATACTTTAGCGGAAATAATCCCGGAAACCCATATTTTGAATTTGGGCCCGACGGACGACCCTACGACCCCCTAGACATATATGACACTGCTGCACATAGACAAATGGCATCAGTATACGTCAATGGCGGCGTAGGTATTGAGAAAGACTTAAACGTTGGTGGTCGTATCTATGGTAGAATTGAGATTGCTAACACTTCTTTTCAGTTGGTTATTACAGCAACTAACGCTGACTTAGTGTTCCGTCCTGTATTTGTACAAGATGCTGGCGAACAGTTTGTGTATGTTGATAACACAGGTATCGACGGCGGATTAACTTACAATCCATTCCAGGGTAAACTTGGAACTGAATTATTAAAAGTTGTAAACACACAAACCGCTACAGCAACTACTGGTTCTATAAGAGTTGAAGGTGGTATCAGTGTTGGCGAAAATATTGTCACTAAAGAAGTTACCCCGCCTGAAGATGCTGATACAGCTACAGAAATTTACGGACTAGGAACTACATCTTCACAGTGGGCAGAAGCGTATGTGCATGATCTTTACACTAAGGTAATTGCATCTACTGACAACAGCAATATTGAAATTAAACCTCAAAGCGGTCAACTTGATATATTTGGAGACATTAGAGTTAGAGGTACTAACCCAATTGGTACTGCTCCGGTAGTTTCAAATACACTATATGTTACTATGGATGGTGATGATACCAACGACGGCCGTGCCATGGACGCAAGTCGTGCATGTCGTACAATTGCCGGCGCCGTAAACAGCCCGTATTACCAACCAGGTACACAAATTTTAGTCAGTGCTGGATTTTATTTAGAAGACAATCCTATCAGGATGAAGCCTTATACTTCTGTTAGAGGTAGCGACATTCGTACAACTTTTATTGAGCCAATAAACAAGACTCAAGACTTATTCCATGTAGACAGCGGTTGCTACTTAAACTACATGACATTCTTAAATGGTCGCAGTGGATTGCTTGAAGGTGATTATGATCCTAGATACAACAGGGGTGCGTATGCTACATCATTCCCTCCACTAGAAGGTGATGAACGCATTGACTTGTTCCACAGTCCGTACATTCAAAACTGTACTAACCAAAGTGGTCCATGGCTAAAAGACGGCACAATGTTTGTACCAAATCAAACTGTACAAGTTCCTAGAGCAGTCGGTACTGGAACTTGGGTTGCCAACACCACTACGCTGATTGTTAATGTTGGAACAGGTACAATCACACAGGGCGATTATATAAATGCTGGGCAACAAAATCCAGGATTCTTTAATGCTCGTACATTGATGTTGGCTAACAAACCGTTCATGCAAGAACAAGTTGTTGCCTATGTTGACGCAACATTTAACAGCGGCTCATTTGTATATAATGTAGCTAAATGCCAAAGAGATTTAGGACTTATTGTAGATTCTATTTCTATAGACATGTTATACAATAGCGATAGCGACAGTATATTTGCAGGTTTGCAATATTGGAGTCAAAGTAGTTCTGCTATCTTAGGACAAGAAACTACTACTACTGCCGCGATAGTTAATTTAAGAAGTTTGGCAGCAACTGTCGCATTAAATGCCGGTGGCGCCACTCCTCAAACTACTGTTAATACACTGTTCTCAACAATTACAAATATTATTACTAATGGAACAGTTAACATTAGTGATCAAATTTTAGCCAACGGATTACCGAGCACAAATGTAAACACTGTTGCAGCCTACACAGCATTGCTGGCTAACAAAGAAAGTTTACAAACTCAAACATTGAGCTGGATTGCAACCAATCATCCTGCATTTGTGTTTAACACTTCTACTTGTTTTAGAGACGCTGGATATATTATTGACAGTGTTGCATTTGATTTATTACACGGCGGAACAAAACAAAGCGTTAAGTCTGGTGTTTATTATTACAACTATAGTACAACTAGTACTACTATACCTAATGAAATCCCGCAGACTACCGCAGCTTACAGTTATCTAAAGAGTATCATTCCTAATATTGTTAGAGGAAGACCTCTAGCAACGGTCTATCAAACTGCTACTACACAAGTAATTATTGGACAACCAATTGCAAGTACTTACGAAGCAGAAGCATTACAAGCTAAGATTGATGTTATTACTAATATTATCAGAAACGGACCAGACGCGGCTGCTAATCAAGAACCTATTGATTTAGAAATTAATCCATCTGAAGAAGCTGTTCATGCATTTAATTTATTAGATGTTAATAAAGATTTTATTAAAGCAGAAGTAACTGCATATATTGATGCAACGGCTGGGGTATTTAATTACAGCAGAGAGTATTGCTATAGAGACGTCGGTATCCTTGTAGAAAACATTGCATACGATGCAGCATTTGGCGGAAATCAAAAGGCAATTGAAAGTGGCCTTGCATATTACGACGGTGTAATTAGTAGAATTTCTGGTCAAGAAACTCAAACATCGGCAGCAATTGATTACCTAAATCAAATGGTCCAGTCAATTATTATCAACAGTACATGGACTAATATATTAGCTGTTCCTGCAGAGGTTGCACCGTTTGGTACTAATTCTCAAGTTAGGAATACTGTATTATTAAACGGTGATATTGCAGCTAGTTCACTCGATGGTCTATTCAATACTGTTGTTACAATTATTAATAACGGTCCGGATGCTGCACCGTCAATGTATAAGTCAGGCGGCCCAGATGCGGCATTTGTTAGTGCAGAAATCTTGATGCAGGCAAATAGACGATTTATCCAAGAAGATACTATTAATTATGTTAATAACATGGTTAAGTCGTTCCCTTATAGCAAAATTGCTTGCAAAAGAGACGTTGGTTTAATCGTTGACTCTATTGCCCAAGACTTGCTATATCCAACTACTAATAGGAGCCAAAGCACGTTCTCCGGATTACAGTACTGGGCGCAAGGAACATATACAGGTGACATTCCAGCACAAATCGGACCCACTATTGATGCAGTAACTTACCTAAAAGAATTGTCTTTAAAAGTTATTAGAAATATTACACCAACAGATGATCTAGTTAACAGATATCAATTTGCAGTATTACAAGACACTTCGTTAACTCCGGCCAGTGCAGTAGAGGCTGCTATTATTTCTGCAGAATTTGAAATTGTTCTTGAAATATTAAGAGGCAATAAGAAAGGCTGGTCTGATCGTATTGTACCAAACGGGGATGAAACTAATTTACAAGGTG